TCGCCTACTGGCGTAAAATATTATAATCAAGAGGGGCTATAGGAGAAAAAAAATGGATTTCGGATCTATAATTGGGGAAGTTAAAGGACAAAATCAAAGCCAGGCAGAAACAGTATTAATTCCTGTCGTGTTCGCCAAGCAGAATAAGCAGAATAAGAAAGGCGAGACGATTGAAATGTCCGTCAGTGGTTATGTCTCGCGGTCAATTTCAGGCCCAGAGGAATTAGAGCAGGCGATCGCCGATGTTGCCGAAAAGTACGAATTGCGAATATACTACAAGAAGGCATGGGAGAGCAAGAAGGGATCGTCAATATTCGGCTAAGGGGGGGCGTGAAATGGATCTCAATAAATTTCAAAGTGAAGGCGTTAATATCTACATAGATAGTGAGACTATCTCTGGCCCAGAGGAAGAATTTATACAGGAATTCCTGGATAATTTCAAGCTGTCAGAGATGCCGGAAGAAGGCAAGCTTACTAAGGCACAGAAAAGCTTCCTGGATATGCCGGGGGTTAAGAATAGCGCCGAAATCATATTGATAACGGTGAGAGTCAATGGAATCAACATTTGTCTGTCGTGTATGAAAAACGATCTCACGCAAGAGGCGATGATGCTGAAAACTTGCGAAATAGAGGGTTTCTCGATAGATCATGACTTGGTTTTCGATGATGAGAAAGGCATGTTGATCGGGCTGCATGATCTATGTGATGAGTTAGGTCCGATAAATATTGCGTATTCCTGGAATGGCCCTGGCTTCGATTACGCCAAGATTCGCTTGCGTTGTGGGCGCTATGATATAGATCCCCCGCATTTTGTGCGGTACCAGACGGAAACAAAGTTGTTTGACGTACAAAAATATTATTCTTATAATTGCACATCTTACAAGATCACCGGATATTATGCATTAAAGAGGGCGTGTAATGACTTAGATTTGGACTCTGGCAAGATGGGCTGTGGTTCAGAAGTACAAGGCATGTATGAGACAGGGCGCTATGGAGAATTGAAGCCCTACGGGATGAAAGATGCGATCTTATTAGAACAGATCGCGCAACGCTTACGAGTGTAAGCAAGGAGAAAGTAATTATGAGGGGAACAGTAGCGAAGAGAATTAGAAGGCAGGCGTTGCAAAAAGGTCATTATATCGAAAATCAGAAAAAGTATGTCCAGCGAAAGGAAAATGGAGGCATTACACAAGCTTTCTTAGGGCGTGTAGTTTCAATATTCAATGGGCACAGAAAGCCGATTAGGAAAGAAGTATATGTAAGTAAGAATAGCGCCACCATATCCGTTAATCCTCTGCATGTGCGGGCGATCTATAGGAAACTGAAGAAAGCCTACAGGAGGGGGGGGGTAAAAATATGAGTTTAAAAGAGCTTATCATGGAGATTCTGACGGATGGCGGCAAGCTGTTGGGCTTGGATATTGGGTTCAGGAATATCAAAGTATTTCCGGAGGGAAAGAACCATTCCAAGACAGTCACTTATTGCAATGCTGTGGGGGGAGCTCCGGTTCAGCGGATCGGAGATTTAGAGCAGCTCCCGGTTGAGGAACGGCTTGTTTTTGAAAATGGTTTCTCGTTGGGGCGCTGGGCAATTAATTTCGGGAGGGCACGACACCGTATTGACGCAAACTGGCTACTTTCTGAGGCGTGGTATCATAATTTTTTAGGAGCGTGTGCTGTGGCAGGTGTCGAAGATGGTGATCGTATTGTTGCAGCGATCCCTATCCCGCTCAATGAATACGCAGCCTATGCTCCTCGGCTGAAGAAAAAGTTGACGGGCATTCATTCTTTCCACCTGAGAGGGCGCGAGCCGGTATCGTTTGAAGTCCTGCCGGTCATTGTAGCGCAGCTAATCTCTGGCGTCTATCATCAGGCATTCAACATATCAGGCCACCTTCAGAAGGACTTCGATCAGGGGAAGAATCGCCTGGTTATCGATCCAGGCGGCGGCACGTTGGGATCGGCGGTTTTGAATGGGTTGTCGAACAATCCTGATTTTATCGGATCGGTCCCCCGTTCAGGGTATTGGGAAGTTATCAACGCCTGTAAGTCCTCAATAGAGGAGTGTTTCGAGGGGGCGGACACCTCGGCGCTTGTTCTGGCCGATGGCGTGGAGCGTAAGAAGTGGAAGCACTACGGCGTAGAGCATGACATCTCAGAACTGATCGAAGAGAAAGAAAGGGAATTAGTTGCAGCCCACCGTCAACAGCTTGAACAATACCCCCTTGAAACCGTTGACGAAGTCCTGGTTATTGGTGGTACAGGGGAACGGCTATTTGACCTATATGAGGAGGCATTCAAGCCGCTTACTGTTACTTTGGGCGATAATCCCAGAATAGCTAATGTTGTGGGAGCCGTTAAGCAAGTCAGATCGTTACTGTTGGAGGGCTAATCAATGGCAAGATTACTTGTTGATAGTGAAGGGAATTGTAGGATTACTTTGACGTTCAAGCTTCAGGACCGGCCATTGCAAGCAGCATTTTTTAAGCGGCACACGTCCAGCGGTGCGGCATCTATGGCTTTAGAGAAAATCCTATCTAAAACGGCTATTGACGAAATGCTGCAAGAAGTAAAGCTTGCAAATCAGCGAATTAAGGCACTATCTGACTACGTAATGTCAGAGAATATCAATATTATGGGAGAAGAGAAAATCGACACGATCGATGAAACACTCAAAGCCGCCTCATCTCTCAGTTCAGGATTCATGTCGTGATCTACCATCGCCAGCGGTGCGCTTGGATTAAGGTGCCGCTGGTTATCCCTTGCCAGCAGAAACGGATCAAGGTGCGAAGTGTCCAGGGGTGAAGCTCGAAAGTATCTCCATTAATCAGCAGCACGTCATCATACAACATTCCGAGCTTTCTGCCATCATAGAGCATGGCCGTCTTTCCCCAGGTTATCTCAGCGAACTGATAGCCTGTTTCAATTCTAAGTAACCAACATACAACCGCCTTGAGGAATATTCCCCAATATGAGGGGCGATCAATCAAGATCTTATCCTCATCGGCAGAAGGCCCCAACGGACAAGGTGTCTCTTCCTTCGCAATCATATATAATTTCTTCACCGCTCGAATTTCTCCACAATATGACTACAACTTCGCGTAAGCTGATTGACGCTGATCGCCATCTTTTGGACGTGCTCAATCAATATCTTCGTCTCGTGATGGTGTTCCTCTGCTGATTTCTGGTGTTCCTCGGATCGCCTTCTGGCCTCCTCATGGCTGCGAAAGTGGGTGTTCACCCCCTGAAAAGCGGTGTCTATGTGTTTACTCAAGAAGTGCCCTACCGGAAAAAAGAAGAGACCATAAAGCAGAACTAAGGCGATGAAAAATAGAAAAGCGTACCCAGCAGCATTATTGAGTAGCTCGACAAAAGCACTTATGTTGGCGCGTTGTTCCGAAGTGAATCCGGCGATAAAGTAGAGCCCAGCCCCTAAATAGATTAAGAAAGCATAGGGGCTTTTAAGGGCTGATGAGATTACCGCAGCCTGGGTGACGGGCTTCAATGACATCTATATATGCTTCCTGGCTTCAATTTCGGCGGCAGCTGTCATAATTGCCGTCTTTCCTCTGCCGGCTGGAATATGTAGATCCGAGTTTTCAAGCACTTCTCGCAGGATTTCAAGGGTAAGGTTTACAGCATCCTGGATCGGCCCCTCCATCTCTTCAGCCCATTTCATATTTTCATTGACCTGCTCTGTAGCACCTTCAACGATCTCCTCAACGGAACCTTTAAGCTCCTTCATCTCTTTGCTTTTCGCCGCTATAATAACGTTTGCTACAATTTTTCCCAATTTCGGTAAAACTAAACCCACGATGTCTAAGTTCATTTTATGTTCTCCTTTTGTTAGAATATATAGCCATGACCCATAAAGTCAAGGTCACAGTCTGCACTTGTTGTTATTTTGAGCGCATGCCCTGCGCCAGAAAAAACAAAGGGCGTTCTAAATGCATGTGAAAATATGAAATTCTTCTTTGTCGCGACCTCTATACTCCCCTTAAACAGGTAGTTTCCGGCTGAGTCCGTTTCGTCAAATAGTTTTACTTGGCAATCTGTTGTACCTGAAATAACAATCACTATATCCGTGGCAACTCCGACATATCCTACCGGGACTTGATACACTACTGTATTAGTCTGCGCCGTGGTGTAAGATGCATCTGTGTGAATCGGCGCGTACCCGAAACGATGCGGAGGAGGGCCGAACTCTTGCCCTTCAAGTGTGGACACGGGCCCTAAAACTTGCCCTATGATTGTTCCAGGGGCTGATCCTGCGCTTGACGTTCGCCACCTAAAAAGCCTTGCGCCTGAAACAGAACCAACAAAATTAGATCCATTATTCGTTTCTGATTCGATCACGTCATCCGTTATACTCCGCATAGAGACACGCTCAAACGTTATCCCGTCAAAAGAGGCTTCAAAACACACGATCCCGCCCGTTGGAGCGGTTGCCTTAAAACCTATAGAAGAGTAACCAGACACTGATATGGTCACCGCGTCGTTAACATTCCCCCCTAAGTTTCCTGTCGATCCGAACTCAAGGAAGTCTACCGGAGAATTACGAAAGCCCTGTTTTGCGTCATCGAAGCCCTTGATCCCAAGCTGAGTCAAACTGTCAGTATCGGCACCCAATGCTGTAAAACATAGGCAGGCGAAACAGGCTAATAGAGCAATGCTTTTCATTCTATTCCCCTATATATTCGGCGTTCATATTAGCATAGGTAAGCGTAATATCAACGCTTCCCCCGAGGTTGTGACGCATTCTAAAATCAAGATCTACAGGTACGCTGCTCACATTAATAAGGCCAGAGAATGCTGCTGCTCCAGCGTCGGAAGTTGTCGCAATCTTACGCTGGAAATGTATCTGATTCTGCTCGACTCCACCAAGGAACGCCGATCCGATTAAGACGGCGTTGGCCGTTCCAGAAAACATCGAAACCGCCCCATTGACACGGTATACGCCTGTTTTTGTAATTGTGATCTTATTATTAACCTGGTCTGGGGTTGCGTTATTGGAAAGGCCGTTGACGGCCCATTGATCAAAGAGAGTGTATCCCGCCCCCGTTGCTACTGCCGTAGCGGTACTATTATCATGAGTGTATATCTCCGCATAGGTCCCCTGGTAGTAGAGTAGCTCATTGATGGTCATTTCATCGCCAGTATTAGTGATTGTTGTGTCGCCGTTAGCGTCCGTCGCAATCTCTGAGTATACCGACCCATCCGTGTGTGTAAGGCGTAATTGGGGATCAGTGTCCAGCACTTCAACCTTGCGGTCTGGTCCAATTGTGCCGATCCCTATATCACCATCATCATCCACGGTAAGATCCCCCGCATTGCTACTACTGGCTGACAGCTTAATACTTGAAATGTTGTTTCCTACCCTATTCACGTTTATCGCGACAACGGGCGACAAGCCACTGTCAGCTGGCAGACTTATTTGAAAACTGCCCGAATTATAGTTAATCTTCGCCAGTTTTGAGCCCGCTGTGCCGTCTGTGTCGAAGAGACCTACATTAACGACAGTCCCAGATACTGTAAGCGGCAGCAGGGGGGCCGTAGGGCCGATCCCTACATACCCATTATCTGAGTCGGCAGAAAAAAACGGGGTTCCGGCTGCATTCTGTAATACGAGGAAATCAGTACTATCTTCAGATGGACTTAGCACAATATTCGCCTTCTGATCGTCAGAGCTTCCGCTATGATTGATAGACACTACTGCTTGCTCATAGCTTTCGCCTCCGCTCTGTTCGGCCTTAAAAATCAGCTTATTCCGGGCCGTGTTCGCATCGCTCTCCGTAGTGTTGTACAGTGTGATGGAAGGCGTTGAGGCATGCTGTAAGTTCAGATTGTCATAATTCCTTACGCTGGTTGTATTGAGGAATTGAAGGACTTGCCACTGTGTCGGCGTCCCTGAATAGTCAGCAGACACCCTACCATCCATCTCGGCACTATTATCAACGGTCTGGAGCGCCCCCAGTACTGGATCGAAAACAGACTGTAGGATCTGCGTTGCGCTCTCGGTATTTCCAGTTTGGGGGGCAGTGACGGCCCTGGAGAGAGTGTTGACCTGCAAAGCGCCTAATACAGGATCGTAAGCCTGCATATATATCTGTGTTGCGCTGTCAGTATTCCCGGTCTGGGGGGCCGCTTGTACTGCGGCCCATACGATCGCCATAAAAAAAGATGCTACCAATAATGTAATTATGTTTCTTTTCACCTTATGTTCTCCTTTTTATGGCAAGTTGAGAAAGGGCGTTGAGCAAAAGCTATCTGTGCTATAAGTTACGCTGTAATTTCCGGCAGGTTGCCCAGAGACATCAAATACATCCTTACCTCCTGCGTTTGACGCGACAAGGCCAGTGTCAGTGTATGACTCGACCCCGTCCCAACTAAGCAAATAGGGGGTTTTACCTGCCGATTCGTCGCAGGTAATATCAGTACCAACAACAGCGCATGCAGCCGGGGCCTTGTGATCGTCCGGAACGACTACGCTGGCATAAGTCCAGTCGCTCAATTTTGAGACGATCCATGAGTACACGTCTGTGGAAAACACGATCCCTAAACTGTCAGATGATCCGGCCTGGACGCGCAACCACGGGACCATGACGCTCTGCATGGTATTCGAAGCCCGATAATTGATGTTAATTGTGTTCGCCTTTCCTACGGTCAAGGGAACCCAACCTGTAGCGGCCACCTGACAAGCTCTTGTCTCGATCTGTGTCAACTCAATTGCTCCCACCGAAACTGTTAACACCAACGCCATTAATACTATTAAAAAACATACATTCTTCATCTTATATTCTCCTTTTATTCTGTTATAGCTTCAATTTTATTAATGATTACAGACAGTACCTCTCGTAATTCGGGATCAACCGACAACGCTTTAATAAGATCTCTAATACTTTCGCTCGTGACTCCTTCCATAGCTTTTTTATGCTTCTTCCTTTCATTCTCCTTTCCTTCGTGTATCATTCTATGCCTCCTTCACTATCTATGCGGCCAGAGCAAATATCAAAAAGGTAAATCATTCCAGGTAACTGGGTAGAGGCGCGATCCTCAGTGTCGGACCACACAAAACCCTCTATCTTGACTGCTCCTTGCGTATTCTTATAGGCCGATACCGCAAAATAATGATCAGGGTATGGGCTGAGATCAATAAGAATATCATCTACAAGAACATCTTCGCCACTGATCCAGCCCGCGCTAATTCCAACGGAACCCCCCGGGAAATACTCAAAAATGGGGCGTGTACTGATATTAAGCTCTCCGACCTCATCAATAGAAATCATGCGAGCCTTTATTACTTGGTGTTCCATACCCTTCGGAACTTCTATAATCTCGTAATCATCAGGCTTGCCACCTCCCACCTTAACCGCTTCATTTTTCCTCCGTGAGATCCAGGCATCATACTGTAAATTAAGTTTGTCAATCCCGTCCTGAAACATTTTTTTGACTGATCCGTTGACGTTTTTCGGTAGTCCCTCCAACTGTTGTCGGAGTTCATTAATTTTTTCTTGAACATTAAAGTGACCAGACTCCCTTATATTAAGGATCTTGCCGCTCTTATTATTCTTAAAAAGTATCATGCGATTTCTCCTATTGCGATATAGAAAAATGATTCCTGGTTTGTGTTTAACGCTAAACCCACTTCGAACTCTCCAGTAGTTGAAACGTCCTGAATATAGTCATTGAGAAATAATGTGGCGGCGACATCCTCGGCCTTGGTATCATCCGCAGCCATTACATCTGTGGCATACCATAACGGCGATCCTGACGAATCAAGATATATAATAAGTTCATGTATATCAATCCTTGGATTGGAGAGGGAGACGGTTCTATCATCCGATCCGTTCCCATCATAGAACCCAGTTTCAATCGCCATCTGACCTGAGAATGGGTTTGTAGTGTGAGCCCCTGCGTCATTGTGGGCCACGAGAAATTGGGTCTCTATGTGGTTTTCAACCTTATTCGGATCTTCAGTACCAGTACCTGTTGAGGCGTCGGTGCTGTCGCCATCTTCAACCCACACAGGATCTGAACCCCCAGCCCCAGGCGTGATCGTAGTCAAAACATCATACCCCAGCGCAATTACATAGTAATCCCTCGACCCATTATTAAGATTGGCATCAACCGTGAATTCTCCTGGGGTAGAACCATCCGTGATATGCGTTCCGATTACTTCTGTGTCCTTGTTATAGTAGGCCCCTTGTGTTTCACTATCCCAGTGCCAGTAAGCAATGCTTGCGTCATCATAGATAATCAATAGGGCTATCTGCACGTTGGCGTTAGAAAGCGAGATTGTACGGTTTGCGCTACCATTCCCGGCATAAGTCAATTCCTCGCCCTGGATCGCGTAATACCGATCTGTGTGTATTCCAGCGGTATCATGTTCTGCAATGAATTGAGCCCAGATATACTGTCCAGCCTTGTTTTTCGTATCCGCGTATTTCGGGTCGTTCGCCTTCACCACAAGATCGCTATCGGTCAAGTATGCTATCGCCATCTTATACCTCCGGGCCGTAGGCTACATAATAATAATCGCTTAGATTCTGATTGACACGTAGGCTTGTCCCCACTTGAAAAGTACCGGTGCCCTGACTCTGGATATGATCTGAACTGAAAGTGCCTCCTATTAGAGATACTTTGGCATTATCTCCGGCTATACTTTCATTCCTCAGAACTGAGTTTTCATCGGCCTCTGACCATATACGAATATACTTAATATCAAGAGCGGCATTGGATAGGCTTATGTTTCTATCATCAGCACCGTTTCCGGTGTATGTTCCAGTTTCCATTACCCATAGCCCAGAGGAGAGACTCGCAGCGTGTACGCCGTTTTTCTGATGTTCAGCGGTAAAGACATCCCATATCTCCTTACAAGCCCGGTTGAAGGTGTCTGTATTTCCGGTTGTCGTATTATGCCCATAGAGTAGTTCCGTATATTGCACCCATTCCGGTATTCCCATTAATAGTCCCCCCTATCGCGAGTCCTGCCAGTTTCCGTACCATCACCGATCCCCCATGAACCATCCCATAATAGAGGCTCGCTCAACAAGAATTTGCCCGTGTCTTTGATCTCATATTGCATAGTGTAGTCATTGAGTCCGTAGCCCACCGAAACAACCTTTCCAATCTGGTTTTTTAGACGTTCTCCGTCCTCATCGTAGCGTTTTTGCCATGAAAATAAAACATAGTCGTTCGGCTCGACCGCTACATTTTTCATATCCTGCTCTTGGATATTCATGATCCAGGTGGGTTTTTTGTACTCTTCCACAATATACTCTTGGATTTGGGCTACGTTTGCGGTTTTTCGTACCCAATTGAGATCTAAGGTCTTGTTTCTCACCCCATACAGGGCTTGAGACTCTGTATCTTTCGTGCTTTCTCCATCATCCGAGACAAGAAAATTACTAAGTACATCTCTCTTGTAGCGCCGGTCTTTCTTATCGCCTGTGAGCGCGTAATTGACGATCACCTGATTAATTATATTCTTCCGGTTTCTGCTGCCCGACACAGACATGATACCCGACTCTCTAATCGTTCCAGCCGTCTCGTAGACCCTACTAAGATCTTGCTCAAAATCTATAACCAGTTCACCTATTGAATTGAGGTAAGCTCGGCCCAGAAAGCTTGAAAGAATGTCATTAATCGTGAAAAATGGTGTATTTTCAGAGACAATAAAGCCGGCACACTCATAGCCCTGATCGTCGGCGAATTGACGCGCCTTTGAAAAAGAGGTCGCATTTTGGGGCGTAGCGTCACCCACGAAAGACAAGAAATCCTGAACCACATCTACTGGATTGGTGTAATAAGTTGCTGCTGGGTTTCCACTGGATGCCTTCCCCCTAAATTTCGCAGTTACGTTGCCGACAGGATCGTATGATCCTGATATCTGAATATAAGAGATCGAGAGTTGTTCTTGGTATGGGCTATCCGATACTATAGAAGAGACCTTATTGGATATGTTGCCGGTGTCATCATACACCTCTAAGAAGCTTGATAGGCCTATACTGTAGATAGCGTGTCCTGCCAGACAATATTTCTTCGTGGCGACATCTATTAGAGGGCAGAAAACCACGCCGCGCTCCCCAGTATTCTCCGTACAATCTCCATAGACAATAGGCAGGAAACTTGCTTCATCACCAGGATCGCTATATATTCCGGCTGTTACAGGAGTGTAATTCTCATAGAGCGTTCTTGTCGTACTGTCAGAAACAATGCGGACATGCTCTCTGGCAAGATGCTCTTGCGACACAATGCCATTATCAAGAGTGATGTATTCTCCTTTACTCAGGCCAGAGAATCCCAAAATTAGGGAGGCAGTATTTTGCAGAAACGAGTCCCCAATATCGCCGGATAGGATGTCCGAAAAGTAGGCATCTGTATTGTCAAGGGTGTAAATCAGAGACTGTATCTCATTCTGCTGTAGGCTGCCGATCAGGTCTTGAGCCGAAAATGCCGCTTTGAGCCGCAATTGTCCGAAACTAACGACTCTCGCTCCAGTCGAAGAAATGCCCTGTATCAGACCATCTGCACCGTCGCCGACAAGCCAAGATCCATCCCAAAACAGGGAGCCGCCAGCAAGTTCTGGTTTCTCCTTGCCGAAAATTCTGGCTTGGGAATTACTCGAAAGCAATAGATAGATCAGGGGCTTATAGTTCGCCTTCAAGCGTTCCAAGAAGTTTTTTGAAATTTCCCTCATAGCCGTGTCCTTGGAACCTCTTCAAAATTAATACTTGCCAGCCTATCGATCTGGTATCTGAAAAACGAGGCTTCAAAGTCTGCAATGATCCGACATAGCCGCATAGTGTCTGATTCATCGAAAAAATAATGAATAAATAGAGGCAGAACTTGGCCTGTATCTACATCGTAAACGCTATCCCACATTGTTCTCAAACTGTCCTTGTCGGCCCTGGTTAAGAATGGGAACGTCAGGGAAAAAATATCTTGAGTGTTATAGATGTACTGTCTACGAATGCCCGACGCCGAACGCGAATCATCCATGTTTCTTTGGGTCGTTATTCCACTACCCCAGGGCGTCTTAGCCCACGTCTCTGCGAGTTGAAGGTAATCCCCTAAATACCAATTTGCAATCTCCAATCCATTAGCTACAACGAGTCGCCAATATCTGTATGTTTCGTCGATATAGTCTACTATCGCATTATTGCCAGGGCTTGAAAGAACCTGCGAGAAGGCCGGGGCTCCCCATGCGTCAGAGGTGTTTCCTTCAAGGGTGACCGTAGCGCCTATCGTGGTATCCAGCAGGACACACGCCTTGACATTCTTAGCCGAGCCGAGATCGGCCACTATGTTGTAGTTTGCGGCTGACGACTTAAAGTAAATGTCCCGGTCAAGATCAATAAGATTCTGGGGTGAAAACGTAGCATAGGCCCAGAAGTTCCAGGAGTCGTTCAACTCGAAATCGTCCCCAGAACCAGGATCCCAGGCAACCTTTTTTCCATCGGTTCCGATCGTTGTGAAAGTCTCTGCCGTTGGTACTCCGGAAGCTTCCCAGGTTCCGGAGGCCGTCTCATTCGTTCGCCATCTGAACGTTGCTTGAGCAATTTCTTTGCCCGCTGACACATCATCTATCTGTACAGTAGTTATTAGATCGTTGACTCCCGTAAAGCTTCCAGAGGCTTTCATCGTCGCGGATCCTGTTCCAGTCTTCAGTGTTCCCGCAATCTGGCCCGCTGCCTGAGATGATGGTGTAAGAGTGGCTTCATTCAGAAAGTTATCATATAGGAATCTATGGGCACCGTAGGCCATTAGTTCACCCCTCCAAGCCCTGAGAACTTGCCGCTATTTTCTGCCTGCTTTCGAGTGATCTGGTCTGCAAGCGCCCCCAAAGAAAATTCATCAACTACATTGGTTCCGTTCAAATTTATAGTCAAACCCCCTTCCCCTAATCTCCCAGCCTGTGATCGGGTTTCCGGTTCTGGCCTTAGTGGTTGAATGGGCCATTGTTGCTGAATCGCAGGACTTATACCAGATGTATTAGGTTGCGTCCGCGCCCTTGTTGTAGGGTCGATCAAGCCTACTGGAAGCATTGTTTTGCCTGCTGTGGTTCCCGCAAAAGTCGCCATGCCGGAAGAGCCGAAGATTTGGCCAGATGTGTTGACTTGATTTCCCATCTTCTTCAATGCACTATTACTGCCTATAATGGAATTGGTTAGCCCGTCCTGTGATTCAGTTGTTTTTTTAATCCACATATCCATGTCTGGAAAAGTAGATTTCTCATACGCAACCACTCCCATTTGTACGAGCTTGCCAATTATTTTGTCCATCACTTCCCCCATTGTTCCCAGCGGATCGATGACTTTCTTAATCGCCATAGCTGTTGAATTGAACACATCAACAACGGTATCTTTTATTTTTAGAGCTAAATTTATAACTGCCTCGAATTGGCTTGTTAATATATTGTTAAATTCTCGAAATACATCTCCTGTATTCCCTATAGTATCAGGCAGTTTAGCTATAATTTCAAGAAGTTTTTCAAAGCCTGCCCATATCACGGGCAAAGCCTTGTTAATTAGTGCGAAATTAGCTGCTGCTACCTGTTTAAATCCTTCAAATGCAACTCGCGCCTTATTGATGATGACATGCCAGTCGAGCCCTTGGACGAAAACCGCTGCTCTTTGCGCAAGGTCTACGAGACGGTTCTTGATTTCATCCAAAAAAGGCGTCATGATCTTCTGGATCAGTTGGGTGCGTGTAATCCAGGTGGTGAAATCAATCAATATTGGGTTTATGGCCTTCAAAAGACCGTTGAATGCGTTAATTATAGGCCCCCCGATCTGATTTTTTAAAATTTCGAGTATGTTTTTCAGCGACTGCCATTGGTTATTAAAGCCCTCCATTGCAGACTTGAACTCGTCTGTATTTGCTGTACCTGCGGCGTACTGCTCCTCTGAGTTTTTGAGGGCGGTATTTACCGTATCAATGTTTTGTGTCATAGAGGAAAAGATCTGAGAGACGCGCCGGCCCGACAATCCTACGTCCTTGAGCGCCTGATTGAAGGCCACAGGAGTTTCAATCTTCCCGAACTCATTAAGGACGAATTGAAGCGCGCTAACCATGTCCGTATTCATCAAGTTTACAAACTCGGCCCCTTGTTCTTGGCTTAATCCCATTACAGAAATAAAATCATTGACACGTGTAGACATGATTTGAAAAATAGCTGACACATTATTGCCAGCAGTTTGCGCTTGAGGGGAGAAAGAGGAAACTGCGGCAGCAAGCCCAAAAAGATTTTCAGCGCTCCCTTTGAAGCCATCGAAAGAATCCACCATAGCTTGAGCAGCACTTAAAATCTTGCTCTCCTGAGTATTCATGTTATTTCCAAGAAACACTACTGAACTCGCGGCTTGTTCAATATTAGAGGAGATGTCAAGATCTAAAATCGAGAGTATACGCCCAAAGTTTTCGGCTGCCTTTGATGCGGTAACGTCAGAAGCCAGTTGAAACTTGCCTATCGCCACCGCAAACTCATCAAGACTGCTTGCGGCGATCCCCATTTGTGCGCCAGTCGCGGCAATCTCTGATAATGTGTTGATGGCGATCCCGCCAGCTACCCCAAACTCATCTATTGGTTTTAAAACCGTTTCTTCAAGAATCCTCCCAAATTGGTTCATCTCTTCTGTTGTGAGATTTGCGGTCTTTTTGACCTGAATTAGGCCATCTTCAAACTTTGCGAAAGACTTTGCAGAGTCAACGCCCAAGTCAAACAAGGCCCGTGAAGTTTTTCGCAACCCATCAACAAAAATACCAGTGAACCCTGCAAGCACTCTCTCAGCAATGCCCTGAGTTTTCTTAAGTTCAGAATTGAACTTCTTCAAGACTGCGCTCGCATCATCTTGTATTTTAAGCTGAAAAACTATCGTGTCGGCCATATTAAGCGCCCTTTATCGTCTCTATGATTATGCTCGTGATTCGCCTAATTTCTTCGGGAACTAGTTTGACACTTTTCCTGACTTCTTGACCGTGCCCGAACTGATGAAAAACCCCGTATGAGGTTGACTTGACGGATAATACCCACTGCCTTACTGACCGTCTCCAATTCTGACTACTTCCCTCTTCTGTGTTTTTCTTCTTGCCAGTTTTCCACAGGATCGCCCATGGATAGGCTCTTTGACGCTCAGGCCATGAGGGAACACGACCCCCAGAAAGATAATTTTGTCTAATTGAGCGTTGAACCTCGTCGCCAATTTCCCTGTTATATTCTCCACGCTCAACTGCCTCAGCTTTGCGCTTCATCTTCTCTATCGCCTGCTCTATCGTAATATCAGCCATGTCTAACCCAATAAATCAAGATCCTCGTACCTAAGAACGCATTCTACAAGAGCAATCATCTGATCTTCTCCAAGGCCCCCTTGACTATATGTGGCCCCCTGATACTGAGCCCGAAGACCATCAACGCCCAACGGATTGCGATCGAGAAGATTCTGGATCAATGACTCATATTCGGCTACACCGATCCTATTAATATCGCTCGTAATAGCTCGATCATTCTTCGGCCACCACTCTTGAACAATAAGTACCCCGATCTCATATACAGCGTTATTAGCCCTATGATAGACCCCTTCAGCGGTTGTTTGTCCGTCACCAATGCAGGCCGCTCCAAAACTCGTTGATAGAGGGTATAGAAGGCAGAAAGGAGGATTATTGAAAACATCGGACGTCATTGCAGAAGGTCGAGCGGCCAGAACGTCAACGCTCCGGATCGTCGCCAGTGTTGCGCTCGCCTCTATCTCGCTCTTGACTGTTGTCAGTAGATATTGAGTTAAATTTGACATTTATGATCTGTAGTTTCCTTAATAGATCGAGTTTATGCTCAACATTGAACCATTCAGGCCCGCAGAGCGTGTCAATTGTCGCGATATCAAGCACTCTCACGCCTACAGGCTTATTCTTTTTATATACCGTCTTTGCTGGCAATAGACTGTATATCGTTATTGCCTTGTAGTTGCCTGACATAAGCTGGGAAGGATTCCCGTGATCTGGGCAATCAATAGATCCCTGTTTCCGCTTATGGACTGGCGTATTCTTTATCTGGTATTCTTCGAGGCATTCAATACAATGTGTTTGAGGTCTCCCGGCAGCCTCCCACCGGGAAAACCTGATTAGTTTTTTGTTTCTTCCTGGTCTTCTATCACTCGGTCCTGTAATGCTGCCAAGCAGAGTGTCCCGAACGCGAAAGCTTCGGCATCATCATGCCCCAGATAGTTTCGAGCCTTATCCTTGGAGAATTCACCCTTAACCCCAGTCCAGCCAGTCACGAAATTAATCATGTCTATCGCCAGTGCTAAAATGTGGGCGGTAAACTGCATTTCTCCACTATCTAAGACCTTATAGGAAGAGTAGACATGCTTATCCATCAATCTTAGGCGCTGTTCAGCAGAAGGCATTTTAACTGTCAATGTGAGCCGCTTAAGCGGAACTTTAAATTCATTCACATCACGCTCGCACAAGAAGCTATCAATGTCGAAATGTTTTTCCATATATTATAAAGACGAAATGAAGATTTCGTCATTCCCCCCAGAAGATTCTTGTCGGCCTGAACCGGTCAAGGATTGCATGACTAATTGATTCCCAAAGTCATACTCAATTTCAGAGATATAGAAGCGAGGAATGTCAATAGCAATAATATTTCCGGCTGTACTGCCAAGGATCGTTCTTACGTTGCTATACACCACATTGTCGCGTTGATCAAGATTGTAAAATGATTTGAAATGTTCTTCAAAATTGACTTCTACGGTACGATCTGCTTGAAGTCTTGTCGCCTTGCCTGTGGTTGAACTTGCACACTCTACGTCAATCAATTCCATATTGATGTTAATTTCCATTGAGCGCATGCAATTAGGGTTTGACCTTACTATCAGGGCAGTACTCCCAACATTGACCGCAGAAAAGTTACCATGAGTCAGAGTCACAGGATCGCTTCCGGAATTAGTCACAGAAAGAATCGTTTGTGTTTCATAAGCGCCCGCCCCGTCAGTGTCAATAATAATAAGATCCCCAACTGCAACCTCAAGCGGGGCGTTTCCATCACTTGAAGACACCAGCACACTGCCCACAGCAGAAGTTAACGCCTGCGTGCCATGATAGATGATATCATGCTGTATGCCCAGGACGATAGGCGGTTTTGTTGTTCGATTATATGTGGGCGTGTAACCCTGGGCTGCATAGCTATGAGCATAAGATAGCGCCGCCATGTCAAACGTAAGCTTGGCAGGCTGACCAACTTCAAGTGCTATTTGCGCTGCTCTTCCCCTACAGCCTGACAGTACAAGCTTTTTAGTTCCATCCATGTAGAAGTAGGCGCTACCGGTTTTGAAGTCAGACACGCCACTTTTCAAAAGGAAATTATACCCACTTTGCGCCGCTAATCCAGCACCGGGAGCCGCAGAGAACGGCGGCCAGTAACTGAGCAGATCGGTAGCGACAGACAATACACGCCCAAACTCAAAATTACCCGCTGTCACCTCGATTCTATTGATGCCGCCCTGTTTAAAGTTGCTGCCCGTTGAAACTTCAAAGGCGGTTGTTGTAGGTGCGGGCGCTGCCTCTACAGCATCATTGGTGCCCGCAAAAACATCCCCCATGACATGTTTCATGAGGATCGCCCAGTCAGGGGCACTCCCTTGAGTGCCCGACCCCCTCAAATAGCAAGAGGCGTTAAAACCAAGATCCTCAAAGATCCCTGCCAAAGGAACATCTTTTGACAGCGTCCCTTGCATCCAATTAAGCTCTATAAGCTCACGAGGGAGGTTGACAGCAAGATCGTCTTGAGTCAACAGGACGGCGTCACCTGCTGCGTCCGTTGGTGCCGTATTCTCCGTAACCTCTTCCTTATAGGAGAAGTCAGTGTTCTTTAGAACAACATAGCTTTCATTTTCACTTGCTGCCATCTTCTCAAACCTCCTTATTACGGGAAAACCCCAGTAACAAACCAATTAGTACCATCGGAAGCAATCGAGACGGCCTCACTGTCTGCGTCCATAGTGTACGTGGCCGCGCCGCTTATTGTCTCTGCTCCCTCGGTACGGATGACAATGTTATTAGCGTTAGCGTTTGCGTCCTCATCGTAGAATGTCAGGGCTCTGCCGTCTACTAATAAGTCAGAGTCAAGAAACAGATCAACTGTTCCTGTTGTGGTGTAGTCCACCGCTACAATATAGGCTTTAGATGTTGAATCGAGCGTGTAACTTGAGGCCGCAACCGAAAAGATAGGGGTGTCAACCCAGGAACTAAAGGTTGTTCCTTCGTCCACCGACAACGATCCCGAAGTGCTGACCGTATCTGCTGCTGCTGAAACGCTCAATACGTCCGTGTCAACGTCAAGATCACCGCTTAATGTAGCCGCGCCTACAAGCGCATGAGTCGTGGCCGTATAGGTCACTGTTCCGTCAACCGTATTGTCAATTGTCTCGTCATTGACCAGCGTCACTACACCGGTTGAAGTAACGCTAAAAACTTCAGATTTAGCGGCCCCCGCTGCCATAAGCTCAACTGAGAATTTGGCGTCTTCCGAAGCCGCCGTTACGTCAGTCATGACAGCATTGACGGCCATAACATCCTCATTGTTTGCCGCGCTTGTTTCCTGGGTGTAGACAATGCCAGCCCCGATCCCGTTAGCCGGGACGCCACTTGTTTCGTGCGTCAACCCCAGCACCTCTTGAACCGTGTCCGTCTTAGCAGAAGAGCTTGTCAAGTTGGAGAGTGTTGTCAGCTCGATCTTAAATGCGTCATCGTTCGAGCTTGCATTGATTACGTACTCAATGAGTTCTGTTAACCGTTCTGTGCCACCGAAAGAGGTTACTCCTACGGCGAAAACTAAGCAGACAGCGAAGATCGCCGCTGCATATCGTGTGCTATTTTTCATGATGTTTCACAGCCACAGGCGTTTCTGTACCCGGTATCACTCGTACAGTCCCGATACAGCACGTCAGCGGTTGAAATTTCTATTTCCGGAGTGTCAGCCTCATATATTAATAGATCGCCCCCAGGCCCCAATGCCTTGAGTTGTTCAAGCGCCTCATGATAGAGGCCGAGAGCGCGGTTGATGTTTGAGGCTAACGCCGGGTTGGTTGAAACGAAAAACCAAATGCAAAAATCGTCAGAGATGCCGGCGACTGAAGAGGGCACGGTGTCAGAATCCCATAAATCAATTACGTCCCGCCCATACTTAGACACAAGTGCATTCCGGCACATGTTCCGGCCAAACTTGAAACCCGCTTCCTCGGTTGCAGCGTCCGCAGCGTCATCGCCATCGAAGTCGATCCACCCTACGATCCGCTGTGAAGAAGCCCGCGCATTCAGGCTTGCTGGTGTGCTGTAGTATTCAGTCGCCATACCTTACTATACCCCGTCCAATCTCGCTCCGTAAGCCTTCCCGTAGACTTCGTAGGCGTTAAAATACCCCATAATAAGTTCAACTGTTCCCATCAACCAAGCGTACTGATCAACCTTTTCGAGAGCAATGAAGCCCCCTACAGATTCCGCAGGCTCATAGACGAATTCTTTCCCCCATGTCGGGATTGATTGTCTACCACCTCCAGCATTAGGATCGACACGCCCAAACCATACGTAGCGCTTGGAGATGCTCGTTTTGTAGCCGAAGATGTCAGTCTTAGTCTGCGAGGCTTGCGGTAAACTGGAATCGTCTACAGATTCTGCCTCGAGCAGGATTATTTTTAGACCCAGTGTACGCTCTAACCAGGGCAAGGTTATGTTGGGATCAGTAGATTCCTTGATCGGGGCCGAGGACTCACTTGCATCCAACAATTGCGGATTGAGCAATAGATCGCAATAAACATCACGACCACAGGCCATGTGTGTCAAATGTCGATTGTTTTTCTTAATCACATTGACATCACTGCGGGGCTTAGAAAGAAGATTGGACCAGGGAACTGTAGAGATAAGGTCGGCATCTTGCGGATCTGCTCCGCCGATCTCATACAGCTGATCTGAATTATAGCTCCCATCTGCCTCAATAACCTCAACTCCAGCCGCTTCGCGGTTGATCAATGTTCGATGTCTTAAAAACATCCACTCATCATCCATCCAGGCATCAGGCGTAGCGTAACCATGGGCCATTGGGTTCTTAATCTTCGCAAGCTCAAGCAGCCTTGACAATCCTCGCGGGCTAAGAGATGCGCTTGTTGTCGAATCGCTTCTATTGATTTGCTCCGGATATCCGTCACGGCGTAAGAGCCCACTTGTTCGCTTGAACCAATCATTGATAGCGTCCGTACGATACAGGAATTCTAAATCAGCACGTCTGTCTGGAACAAAGATCTCGCCAATCTTAAAATCACTGTCTTCATTAGCGTAACGGTACGCGAGATCGGCTTGGTCTTTTTTGATATATGTTAAGCTGCTCATTTATACCTCCAACTTTTCGCCGATCTGAAGGCGGATCAATGCCGCCCCGCCAACGGTAGCTTGCGGAGTCTCAACAACTCCGAATTTGTAAGTCCCCACGCCAGTCCACAGCTTGACCCACCCTTCCTTGCCGGTATCAGCCGCCAGCATGACCTGCTCTCCGATCTCAACCGCTTCTGTGACGGGCATCATAAGCATTTCGCCATACCAGCAAGCCGGCTCATCGTTAAGCGCTATGTCTTTCTGACCGTATACGGCCCCATAAGCCAATTCACCGTCAGAGTCTGGAAGGCGGATCTTGCCGTAGTCTGCCTTGGCAGTAGTTCCGCTACGGACAACGCCCAACGCCCATTCACTATCCGGTACTGTCATCGCTTCCGACGCGAGAGCGTAAAGTGCTTTGTTGGGGTTTGTTACGGCCCCTTGTGTTGCAATTACTCCCATATTAATTCCCTCCTTGAGTATCACGCTCGAGTTTGGCAAAAAATCCATGCTGCGCCGAATATTCTCTGTCACTGAGCGCCATGAAATGAGCCTGAGCGCGCTTGATTGGTTTTCCGATCTCTGCCGCCTCTTTCATCAGCTTAATGATTTTAGCGTCAAGGACGGACTCGGCACTATCAGCGGGATCGGTGTCCTGTATACCAGCCTGGATTACACCGGGAGACTCCGGAATAGTCAAGTTACCCTCAATCGCCAGCTTAATAATTCCTTCTAATGCCCGTTTGAACGCTGCGGTATTACTGATTTCTTCTCCATTGCTCAACTTAACCACGTTGCCGGAAGACAGAAATACTGGCGTGATCAAGTCCTCTGCGGCCTTAGTTAGACCGAAGTCACTTGTAAGTTTCACAATGGCTGACATTGCATCAGCTTCATGGGCTCTGCGATCTGCCCGATCGATCTTCTCTTCTTGTAGACGAACGATTTCTCTCAGCTTTTCTTTTTCGTCCCCATCGGCCTGCGCTTGGGCTTCTAAGGCATCTAAGCGCCCAATGAGACTCTTATGATCATCAGCCGAGAGAGTTACTACGCCTTGCTTTTTATCATCCTGCATGGGTGTCTCTCCTTCTCTATCCGTATTAATATTTGGCGCATCAAAATACACCGTTTGTACTCCCATTTCATCGGCTGAGAGTTTGACCGCAAATCCTGCGCTTTGAGGCACCGCTGGTTTAGTGTGGCGGTCCAGAAAAGAAACAGCCCTAACTACAACCGGGTACACCTCCCCAGTATCTGGGTTTTTGAAATTCGGCAAAAATTCAACAGAACGAAAGGGGAATTCGCTTGAAAGAAGCTTCGCCAGTTCTGGATCAACATTCTCAAAGTTGGTAACAAGCCATTCTTCGCCGTTGATTAGGCGTGTTTCAGGGAACATCTTAGCCGTCCTTGCCCAGTCCTTCACAGCCTCAGGCAAGAGCTTCAAGTGGTACTCGTTCTGAAAAATATCATGATTGACATTGATGAATCCTGGGACTGGTTCTTCGCTCCATTGCGGATTGTTGCCCCTGTAAATACCGGTATCAATAGCCTCTTTCAGGTAAGGCATGGCCTTAATTGTATCAGAGGCCACCTGTTTCATGTCGAGCATTTCGGTCCCCTTCCAGTTCCCGCGAGTCAATACCGGAACCTCCAATAATTCAGCCATCTTCTTAATCGCATCTGCCATTATACATATCCTCTGTAAGTATCGCCTGGAAAAGCGCTGGGTAACTGATCCGTTGGTGTAATCGGATATTGACTAAGCTCTGAGTTTCGCACCGGTTCTTGTCTACATCTGCACATCATATCCCATGGCGTTCTCATGCGTTCATATAGCGGAGAGTCTACAGCTATTACGATACCGTTCCATGCCTTATGAACCGGGCGCACTCTATCATCTTCAACCGAGATAAGACGCACGGCCACAATAGGATCTGACGTTTCTTGACTCTGCTCGATCACTCTTTCGAGAGCGATACTGCGGGCATTCTGCCGTGCCTGCCGAAAAGAAGTAATTAAGTCGCTTCGTGTTTTAGCGGACATTTCCAGATCGTAACGCTTCAGAATTCCCTCGGCTGCCCGAAAATATATTGTCCACGCTTCCGACTCGCTCTGGGTGTCCAGGGTCGGAATTATTGCGTCTTTCAGTTCTGCCATCAATTCCACAGAGTCGGGAAGCGCCCTGAAACGCTTAATAGTGAAAGTGGTTGCCGCTTCGGAGGGATCAAGATCGTTGTAGTTTTTGACAGGCATGGCAGCAAGGACTTGCTTGGCGCTGGGGGCTAACTCTGTATAGATAGTCGGATCAGGTTCTTCGGAGGGGAATTTCTCGAAGCTGCCCGGGACCGGTTCTCTTGCCGGCTCCTCTTCCTCTTCTTGAAGTTTGGCTATAAGCTTTGTTGTTTCGCCTTCTTCTTCGCCTTCTATCCTCTCCCCCACCTCTCCCCCACCATCTGATATTTGACTTTGCGTTGCCTGATGCTCTGGAGTCGTAGCCGTGATAAGCTCCGGTGAGACGATCTGCATATAAGGATAGGAGGTAGTTTCTGAAAAATTGAAGTCACAAAGCGGTGCGAGAATTTGTTCCGTGAAGGCGTCAGAAAAGTCTGCTGCGTCTGCTTGTTCGAGATTGCTCTCCTGGCGGACCTCTGTACTTTCAGCCATACTCTGATTTCCAAACTTGCCCTCTTTGAGCGTCGTTGGACTGCCAGTCATCACAAGCGACTCTTGCACCTTAAGCTCTTCCGTCAGATCGCGAAAGGCATCACTTTGTATAGTGATTTCCTGGTGTTCAACGGTGGTATCCTTATGGAATATCCCCACTACAGAGCTTGAAAGCTTCTGCATCGCGGCTACAAATTTGGCGCGTAACCCACTATATGAATTACCTTCGAACCGATCTGGATAATACCCAAAGAGTAGCCCTTGACCAGACCTCTCCACACCTCTTGACCAATCCTTTAGGGCTTTTTGGCGCTTCTTTTCGACTTCTCCACTCAATAGCGGTTCAAATTCTGAAATGCCGTCGTAGTCTTCATGTAAGAGATGATTCGTGACGATGAAAAACCGTCTTTCGTCTACTTTTCGCCATTTGTACGATAGACCGTAGTTTTCGACTTCCCGCATATATAGCCCCGGCTTACTATAGCCTACAGGCTTATTAATGTCAGTATCATAGTAATAATGGAACAGGTCGGGATCGATGTCTTTCAGGTCATCTACGACAATAAACCCGTCATATTCGCCTCCACTTTGCTTTATCCATCCTATTTCGGCCACTGACTTGCCGCGAGGGAGCTTGTTCCAGATACTTTGCTCTATGATCTGCTTCATTGAACGCTGTATACGTTCGTCAATAACCCAACGGCAGAAATCAAGCTGAGGAGTGTCTTTTTTAGCGATCACTTGAGCCCTGGCAAAAGATCCGTCATCTTCCCGAATCTCGGCGGCCCCTGTCCAGAGTCGAGAAAAATCCCGAAAGCGTAGGCCAGCCCAAAGATAGGGAGTCTTAGCCATAGCCCAATATTCATTAGTAGTGATCGTTGTCGATATGGTTGATCGTGAGGCTAAGTCATGGAGAGTTTCACGGTTAGACAGGCTTCTTTCCAGCCCGAACAGGCCAGTCCATGTGACGACGGGACGCAATAAACTCCGTATTTTGGAAATGAAAGGGGAAACCATGTAACCAATATACGAAGAAAAGACAAATTTGTCAAAAGTTGTTTCTCACACTACGCCTTATTGGCCTACTATAAGGCATAACAGGCATCTACTTGAAAATAAATCGGTAAAAAGTAAAATAGTGCTTGACATATAGTGCGTGACGCACTATATTAAAAGAGTAAGCAGGCAGTAAACGCAAACAAAAAACTAAAGGAGCCAACAATGAACGCAAAGAGAATAAGCAATGAAGAATGTGCAGTGTTAATGATGATTATTGAGGAAGAGGGCGGATCTGGAAATATTTGTGAAATGATAATGAACGGCCAGATCAAATCAGAAAAAGAACTTAGTCTGTATGATGACTTGCAGGCAAAGGGATTTATCGTATTTCCTGAGCCAGACTACAGAGCACTTCAAGTAGAAAATACCACAGATTTCTACATTCCAGTAGACGTACAAGAAATTGTATCTCTACAAAACGCCATCTACAGCGCTAAGGTGGTGAAGAAATGAGAGAGAGAGATCCTCTTCTGCGCGGCGTATACGTGAGGCGATGCAAGTGTGGTTGCCGCCCATATCTGGATCGTGTAATCGGGAGAAACTGGTGGATCGCCTGTAACTGTGGGAGGTTTGGAATTGTTGGTTGTGACATTTTACAGGCGATTAAAAACTGGAATAATGGACTAATCGACTATGAAAGATCAAGATTTAGTAAAAAAAATATTAAATAATTCGGGAATGACTCAGCAAGAACTTGCTGATAAGCTAAGGTTTAATCGCTCAAACATTTCCAAGATTATCAATGGAAAACAAGAGCTTTCTGCTTTACGGCGGTGGATGGTGGAAGAGCTTAAGCAGGCTTAGGCTTATTCGACTTGAGAAAAAGGGAGTGTCTTGTTCGATATGTTGCCATGTATTGTCGGTGCTGCTGGCGGTACGTGGCATCATTCCTATAGTCTTTCTGATAGTCGTGTTGATAGCGCTGGATGGAGTTCCGGTTTTCGTGGCGATAAAGTCGGTCATAGCATGAATCACACAACCCCCGGCCATGTAATCGCCGGCACTTATGCTGTGACGTTCCGTACCCTTTACAATCAACCATTATAATAGTTCCGGCTGCACTTTCTCCACTTCATAGTTGGTCACTAAGATCTCGACTTTTCTGTTTTGCAGGTTCCGGCGCTCCTTGACCTCAGTAATTCTCAAGCCGTGAGGGGTAAAAACTTTTCTCTAACTTCATTTATGATTCTTTCCCAGGATTGCCGTTGGCGCTTAATTACTGGCACCATTATAGTATTCGCAATATTAGTTTTCATCTTAACTTCTCCCATCCCTACAGAGTTCTATGTCGAAAGGCTGTAGTTTTGTCTCAATCTCTCCGATCTCTATCGCAAATGGATCAGAGAGTGCCAAAGGTATATCACGAGGTGTCTCAGATTCAAACATTACTACAGGGTGACCATAACACAACATATTTTCAATAGCAAAATCCAGAGGGATCTCTTTTTCTATAATCTCTCGTAATACACTCTTAAACTGTTCGTCATCCCTGCAAAGTTTACGAATCTGTAGCAATGATTGCTCATGTTCGATGTGTTCGGTTAACCAATTAAGGTCTAATCTCCTATTCATATATTCCTTTACCTCTCAAAAAGAAATTATCTCAGGGATTCGCTCATGGAGATAACCTGCTACCCTTACCACGACATAGCGCAAGCAGTCCATGCAATGATTGTCTTGATCCATCGGTTCCCGCTTCTTTTTTGCTGTAGTCTGCTTATCTTCCGGATACATGGAGTATTTTCCGAGTTCGTCAATGGTGTGTTCGCATGTTCGAAATATTTTTACTCTGGTCGATCCATCGGTACGTACACTCATAAAGGAGCGGACTTGTTCAATTCCAGGCCATATGTCTTTTTCCGCTGGTTCTGAATGAATCCCCTGGAAGGCATACTGCATGCGCTCCTGCTTGTCATGATCGGCCACGGTGTCCAGGAATGGCAAGAGTCCTGCCCCGGCAGTGGTGACGATATCTGAATGTTGCTTGTGCATATTCTCCGCATGTATTTCTATTAGGCAATCGTTCTTCACGTATTCGGAGATGACATAAAACGTGGTTCCGTCAAACGCGACAACAAGCGAAACTGTCGGGTCAACAGCCCCGAAGTCAATAGCCCTATAAATAGGCCAATCCGAAGGAACAGGAAAAGGATCTATGACGTGAACGTCTGGGTTGAAATCGCCATAAACAAGCCCTTTAAAAGTTACAAAGTCACCGTCAATTCTGGCCTTACGATCTTTTTCTGAAAGCATTTCTATAAATGCGTCCTTCTCTTCCTGGGGGATATATGGATTGTCCAAGAGAGACATGGTTCCACACCAAATATTTTTTGACGTGGCCGCCTTCCTAAATATCTCGTGGTATACGTATGTTTTTCCCTTCAACGGCGTCATAGAACCCAAAATACGGCCCTTGTTATCCAAAGTTCCACGGTAGACCTCTTTGTAGATATCCTCTGGGGACTCTTCGTCAAAATGCGCTATGTCCCACTTTGTCCCTTGTAAATTCTCCCGACCCTGCTCATAGCTACCAAAGTGCAGCCAATATCCGGACTTGATAAATTTGACTATTTCAGGGATCTCCTTCTGCTTGGAGATCCAAGAAATGACCTTCGCTTCGCCTGGCGCTATATGCTTTTTATATGTCGGCCATAGGTAGAGACCAACCCCCTTAAAACTATTCGTCAGCGCGATCCCCTTACCATTGTTTATCTTTCGGGCAATGGCTACATGTTCTCCCGATACCGTATATGTTTTAGAGCTTCGGTTGCCTCCGAACAGGAAGCGGACTTTTTCTGGTCGCTTGTGAAATTCAGCAGCGGTTTTGTTTGATGGCGTATACCTTGGAAGTCCTATGTTGCGTTGTAAAGATAGGTTTTCTCCTTGCTTTGTGGCCCTTGACCTGGCTCGTTTAGCGTACCGTTCAACCCTCATAGTAGCGTCACCTGTTCGCTTTCTCTGGATATTTCGGACTGATTGACACGGTAAAGCTGGAAGGAAGTAAGGGCATTAATGATCTTTTCTCTGTCGGCAGCGATAATATCGTACTGCTCGGTGAGCAACCACTTTTTCACTTCTTCGATCAGTTCTATGGTGGGTTTCAGGGAGTAGAGGGGGGCTAATTCAGCCGCCAAAAGATCCATAGTCTGCATGAGATCCTTTGCAGAGCGTACTATGTCAGTGATCTTTTCAGCACTCGGATCTAAAGCATCGACACTTTCCTTAATCTTTTCGGAAAGCGTAAGCTGAGCCCCCATCAAATTGTTGAATGTTCTATCAAGCGTATTCATTTTACCTATTATACGCCTTTACTACGTTTTTGTCAAGAAAACTTTTTACCGCGCTTCCCGTAATTGCTTTATTGTAAGCGATAGCCAGCAAGCCGCCACTCGGTTGTAAGATAGTCCCTCTTTCTTTCCAATGTGCCTTAGAAAGGCCACATCTTCGATATTTAGCGAGACGCTAATCGATTCGATTTTACGCCCCTTCGATCTGCCAGCCTTATGGCCCCTCTTGTTCTTAGACCCCTTTGGTCTACCCATTTTCTTTGGTCTCCTTCTGCCCTGGCTGCACAAACTTTATTTGGTTGGCCCCCACTGTGCAGGTTATCCCGTTTTCCATCTCAATAACGGCCACGGGCTCTAACCCGTCACCTTCGCAACCTTCTTGGAAAAAACCATGAAACCAACCCTTGCATGGGGTGACTTCGACGACGACATATTTATTGTTCTGAAGCTCTTTACGCTGTGCTGTCCCGTTTTCATTGAAACCTGCCCTAACTCCTTTTACAAATAATACTTCTCTCATATTGACATCTCCTTCATGACGAGCGATCAACTCAACCGCTCCGATTAGATTGTTAAGGCACGCCTTACCTGCATTTTGACGTGCAAGGCCATTTCTCCATGCCTCTACATTAATTCCTTTAATTTCAACGCATTCTTGCGCCATTCACGGTTATGCTCCCCGGTATGTAATGGACATAGAACTACTGACTTTCCGCCATCCGACACAGATAACACCAAGTAAGGAGTTCGGAATAGACATTCACCTTCCAAGAATTCCGGTCTAAGTCTCGCCAGAAACTTGTGCTGGCCGAAAGACTCAAACATTACCAAGTCCCCCCTTTTTATATTTCTGATAGAGTAGTTTCGCTCCCTAAATTCTTCATTAGGCTCAAAGATGCCAGCCTCTATTAAGCGATCAATTGATTCCATTTTTTCCCCTCATAATGAGTCAAGGTCAATTTCGACCCCATTAATATCATAAGCCGCAACAACAAAAGTATCTCCTACGGCTGCAATATACTCGTTCTCAAGCATCATTCTGCTATTTACGAAAAAGGGCGATTCAACTTCAACTTCAAGAACTAAGGAAGGTTTTTCAAAGTAACAGTTTTCAATCTCGGTGATTAATTTCTCTTTATCGCTTGATAAAAAAACGATCTCGCTGAACCCTGACTCCTTCTTTAGATCGTCAATATCTCCACAGGTAGATCCCAGGAGACCATCCTGCATAATATTGTGTAAATTTTCTATGTCCGTTGCGTGGTAAAAAGTTTTCATCATTTGCTCCTTTTTAAGATTGTTCGTTTAGTGACTCCCGGCTTACAATATACACTATAGGTCATAGAGTTATTTTTGTCAAGAGGTTTATTTATTATTTTAGAAAGATGGGCTTTGAAAATCATGGCTTTAGGTTATAGATAGGCAATGACAGGCGCAAAGATATTTTATTTTGTGGGGAAAACTACAGAAACCGGGCCGGGCTTAATTGATATTATGGGGAAATGTGGGGAAATAAGACTCGATCTTGCAGGCCAGTTCCAGATCCCCCCCCGTATTGCGGAGAAACGCCTGGAAACGCTGGGAAGAAACGCCCAAAACTTCATGCATAATGCCAAATTTAGAGGGATTCTGGGAAAGATACTGATCAAGACGCCTGTATGCGGCCCCTTCCTTGAGCTTTCCGATATTAAGCATGGCAACACATTTCAATTCCCCCAGGAATAAGCCCCGCCACCACCAGCCGACCCCTTTAACATATTCCCCTTCAGTCTCCAAACACGTTTCATACACCGCCAAACACGTTTCGATCGTATTCTCGTTCATATTAAGAGAATCTCCTTTCGCTGAGGTTTATGACCGTTTCCGGCTTGTTTATAGGCGTTTCCAAGTACACACATAGAGCCTTTTTGAGCCCTATTGAGCCTTTTTTCCCTTCCAGGTAGTTCTTGATATAGCCTTTGCCGTAGCCTGTGGCCCGGTTTACGTCTCCATAACTTGCCGTTTCCAGTTTCCGCCTCAATCTTTCCCTGATTTCGGCATCGTCCAATATTGCCGTTTCCAGCGTTTCCGCTTGTGGCCTCACAGTTTCCCCTGCGTTTCCAGTTTTTGGAAAGGAAACGGGAGACGCTGGCGAAATTGACGGCAATGCAGCACCGCCCGAAACCATCTTATACACAGTTTGCATGTCTTCCACGGCACAAAACGGAACCTGGACGACCTGCGAGAAATCTGTGATGTCTGTAAAAACAGCCTGTCCGGGCTTTTTGCATTGCTTTACGAGGTCTGATACCGACCTATCCTTGTAAAATGTCTTGGCTTGGAGATCCTTCGTCTTGTATACAAGAGATGTAACGAAATTATCACGTACTGCCGTTGAGCCGAAAGCCTCGGCCTTGCCGCTCTTCGAGGTGCAGTGCAAGTACCATCCGTATTTGCGCCCTTCATATATCATTTTCTCTTCGAAATCAAGTAGTTCTTTTCCACCATTAGTAGAACTGATCCACACTTTCTGCTCATCGATTACGATTATATGAGGAGCGGGGCCGCTATCCATTGACTTATGGGTTTCGAACTCTTGTGTTAATTGGGCGACAATATCAGATAGGCTGAGAGGATTCGAAAAGATGCGAACATTAGGCAGATCTACCAGAGGGCCCAGGCGGTCTCCCAGGCTTTCCTGCTTTCGATCCGGATAGTGCGGATCAAGGATTGTATGAGCTGCACCATAGGCCAAGATAGAGCTTGCGATCTTGTAGGCCTCGCCGGAAGTCTTGCCGCTGCCACTCTTGCCTATAATTACGGCAGAATAGGAGTCCTCGAGAGGTACGCGAACGGGCCGCCCATCTTCCGAAAACCCCGCGATCAATTCCTTTCCCTTGCCGATTTCGCCTTGTTGCAGCAATTCACGAAAAGTAGGAGCCCCCGCCATCAGAGACATGTTAGCCACGCCTTCCGGAAGAGCGCCCAGCCGATCACCTATATTCTGGGCCATTGCGAGAAGAAGCTCTTTTCTCCGCTCCTCTGCCATACCCAGGGCTTCCATTTTTTTGACAGTCTCCATCCCCTGGACATAGGCCGTTGCATCTTTCAGATCGCGTTCATGAACGGCGATATCATTGCCATATATCAATATCCTATGGACCCGATCTCTCTTATACTTCGAGAGTGCGACTATTAGGCCGCAAAGTCCCAGGATTGATAAAGATCCGGCGGCGCCCCATTTTTTGAGGGCCGAGTAAAACGGGATCGCCTGTTTCTGTAATAATAGCCCGGCCATTTCCAGCGCGATCTCTTCTCGCTTCAGCGCGATCTTATCCTTCTCAAGCCCCTTAATGTCCTCATCGATGAAGGCAAGTAGGCTGTCAGCCGCCCGCCTGGAGTGTTCAGAAAACACAAGCCGCTCCTTAATCACTGCCACGCCTACAACGCCCACAACCACCGCAAATAAAAACACCACAACCTTACGCATGAACTTTTGCCCCCAACTCATCAAACAGCCCTCCTCTTCCTATCAATTCACTTAAGGTTTCGATGACACTATAATGAAATTCAATAACAATTTGAGTCCACGCATCTATCACACTTATCCACAAAGAACCCGGATACAAACCACCATTTAATCCATGCCAAAAAGCAAGTGGTGTGCATTTGCCGATATCACCACGTACTGTTACATAGCCTGGATAGTTATATTTATGACCAAAATTATTGATATAATGTTTTTTTTCTCCGCATCTTAATTTAAATCCAAAATCAGGAGAATCATCCAACCAAAAATCAAACACTTTATTTCCACCAAGACGATTGATCCATCCAGCATAACCCTCACCTAAATGATTGTGCGCAGTAGTTGATCCGCCGCTGTGACCCCATGCCTTATTTACTGACACCCATAAAGCTTGATCACTTTCCTTTATACTCTCTTCCTCATCATATTTTACGCGACTTATACTTGTTGCATCTCTATCACCTAATATCTTGTAAAAAAAAGATAATGAATCATAGGCGCTAAGTCCCATCAGGCCGCTATCGCTATTCATAATCATCCCTAACGCATCACCATTATCTGTAATTTCAGTTACTTTTGCCATACATTATAATCCTCCTTTCTTTGATAATAGCTTTTTAGATCTCGAGAGCCGCCTAATAGAGACACGAGGATGTAAGCGATAATGATCGCCTTTATTGCGCTAATAATGATCCCCCAGAAGACCCCGGTCACTCGTTCCGGATAAAGTTCACGCAGATTCCGTAGAACTTTCCGTTGACGCCGCGTCAACCTTCGCTCATTAGCTGCAAGCGCAATCTTCAAGGCCAATATGTCAGTTTCGATCTTAATGTTCGGCTCCTTGTATAGCCAACTCATTCGGCAACCTCATGCAGGAGAACAGGTAATGGCATCCAACCTATAATAAACAACTCAACTACTGGATATACGCTGTCAGCGTCCTGGTAACTCCAGCCATTCGCATCAAACCAGCATACGCGAAAGTATTCTGTATCATCGCTAATTGATTCCTTGATTTTCATAAGTATTGGGCCGATGTCTTTTGGTGCTGTAGATGCATCACGTAATACATGGCAGACCCCCTTATATTCTATTTCATCGACTATATCGATCAACGGTGTGGTAGCGTCACCGTAGCCTTTTTGTCTTAGAATTTGGGCGGCCTGATCTTGCAGAACCAGCTTTGCGGCCAGCATTCGTAAACCTATTTTGTCCCCTTTTTTAGCCATCTTCACGACTTGCTTAATTCGCTTCATCCATTGCTTTGTTTTCATGCGTCTGTTCTCCTTTAATTTCGTCGATATCATGGCCTGAAAACCTGGATGTCAGGCGTTCGAACAACCACTCTGCACTAATATCCATAGCATTAAGCAGCTTGCTTAATGTTGTGAGACTGTCCCAATCCCCATTCTCGGCACAAGAGATGTAGCGTTGGGCTATTCCATATCTCGCCGCCACCTCCCCCTGTGTCATCTTCTTACCTTGCCTACGAAGCTTTATAATGGACCCTATCGCCTCTTTCACCGATCGAGTACTAAACATTAAATATATTCCTTTATCCGTATTTTCTTGACAATCCAAAAAAACCCTCCTATAGTAGTCAAGATGCGGGGGGCCGGAAGTTAGCCCCCCATCTATGGAGGAGTTGCGAAATGGAATCAAGGGGATGTCTCCCCTAATTTTCAGGATAGCCACTTCATTCGAATTTGTCAAGAAGAAAATACAAAAGGAGTTTCGCCTTATGTCGATTAATATTCAATTGAAAAGTGCTAACTATATAGTGAAGGAAGTAAAAACAAAGACTTCTGCCAACTTCTGGAAGCATATCCAGGCAGGAGATCTAATCTATTTCGAGACGCACTTACAGGATACCTACGGAGCATCAGAGGGGGGGCAATATGTTTCCAAGATAACCGTTTATTGCGACAAAAAGAACCTTAGCCATATTGACGGACAAAACGGGATGCAATGGAATGCGAGCAAGTTTGAATTGGAGGAAATTAGTGAAGATAATTAAGGAAGTGTTAACGTTCGGCGCTCTGCTACTGTGCGGGGCTATTATTACTGTAGTGTGTGGCCTTATTATGTCCGGCTGTACCCCTTCATATTAGGGAGGATGCACTATGACGACTAAAAGTAGGACTATGAAGTATCTTAGGGATAAGGGGATCGATCCTTATCCGGAGAATGCTGAAAGTATAATACAGAACACTGGACCTGACGGGCGTGTGTATACGCGAAAACATGATCTATGGAATATTTTCGACATTCTCTCTCTGCAACCGGGGCGCGGGATCGTCGGAATACAAGCATGTGGCGCAAATGACTTTCAATCGCACATCAAAACGCTAATGATAGATCGGGCAGAGGAAACGACAAGGTTTCTGCTTTCAGGTGGGATCGTAGAGCTCTGGAAGTGGAGAACCATGAAACAAGTGCTCAAGAGTGGCAAGAAAGGCACTCGCGATATATGGACACCAAAGATCTGTATAGTCTCTTTGGATGGTATGCTCGATACGGACACAGGGGGAATAATAGCGAGCTTTGCGGCCTCTGGCGTCTACGAAACAAGCACCCCATAGATAGCGGAGGGGCGAAACACCCCTCTTTTTTTAAGATAAAACTTGACACTGTGGGACTTAGTGTTACATACTGTAATCAGGAGGTAACAGAAGATGCAGAAAAAATACCAACCATCAAACGGGACGGAAAGAATGATATTTCAAGCAGCGCATTGTGATATGTGCAGCAAAGATCGCTACACTGAAGATCACCCAGAAAGAGGCTGTTCGATCTTGTGTAATGCCCTGATGTATAGTGTCGATGATAAAGAGTACCCGCAGCAATGGTGCGTCATTAATGGGAAACCTACATGCACGGCATTCAAAGCGCGTAAGAATCCCACACAGCGCAACCGACGATCAAAGAAAACAAACCTGAACCAATTAAAATTATTATAGGAGGTAAATAAAAATGACAAGAACTGAGTACAAGAACGCCTTAAATCGCATACAAGAGAAGACCACAATAAAAATGCGTGAACTTGCGCAAAGATTTGCGCAAGAGAATAACCCTCACAAGATAGGAGATATAGTAGAGGATTCCAGGAATAGGGTGAAGATTGAAAGGATTTCTATCGCGATTGTAGGATCATTTCCATCATGCGTTTATAGTGGACCACTCCTCAAAAAGAAAGACGGGAAGCCCTACAAGGGTGGAAGACTTGGTACAGTATACCAGTCGAACATGAAAAAGGAGGAAAAAGAATGTTAACGAGCAAAGACGTGCAAGAGATGTTCAAAGTATCCAGGCAAACGGTTTGGAGATGGACGAAGAACGGTCTGAAATCGGTAAAGATCGGGCGTGTAAGGCGCTATGAGCTTACAGACGTGCATGCCTTCAAGGAAATCCATAAGTCCAGGGAGGTATTGAATGAAAAAAGTTGATAGCAAAGAGCTTCAATCATATCAGCCACCGTTCGACTACGATTCAGAGCGCATGGTGATCGGGGCGTTGATGTATGATGCAGAAAGCCTCTACGAGGCTAAGGAATATATGGAGCGGGATGACTTCTTTAAAAACTCACACCGTATCCTGTGGGATTGCATTGAAGAGTACATAGAGGAAGGAATGTTTAACCCACAGTATGGGTTTCAAGTAGACTTCGTAACACTCTGCGATCTTCTCGACAAGAAAGGCTATTTAAACAAGGCGGTAGACGCCGCAAATTTAGCAGAGATTTCGGATCAATATTCCTTCACGTCTGCGAATATATCATATCATGCCAAGCAAGTTCATGAATTAGCAAGGAGGCGTGAATACTGGCGTCTGGCTTACAAAGTTTTTTCCTCTGCCAGCAACGAAAAAGTAGAGATGGGGGATCTATCGGATATTATGCAAGAGATGTTCGATATCCACCATTCAGCGCTATATGGTAGGACGCTCAACATAATCGAAATTAATAACGCCTACCATTATGAGGAGAAACCAGTACTGATCGAAATGGATGGCAGCCACCTCTTAACTGAGGGTAATATGATGGGGGTCGTCGCGGGAATCGGTGCAGGGAAAAGCCATTTGATGGAAATGTTCGCCTCTTTGTGGGTCCGTGATGATTGTGAGCCTGAAGGTAACATAGAGATGAATCATGTTGAAGATTCAGTGTGCCTCATGGTAGATACGGAGAGGGATACAGATCTTGCTTTTAAGGGGTTTGAACGCATTCAGAAGCGGGTCTTGAATGGTGGAGGTCATGGCGATCTAATATCCGGAAAAGGGATCAAGGGGTTTCGCTTCGTCTCACTTCGTCATGTTTACAGTATAGCCGAAAAACGAACGGCCATAGTCAAGCTACTAAGAGAAACTGAAAATGTCAAACTCTTGATCGTGGACGGAATTACAGACTTTGTGAATAATGAGAACGATATTGAACAGGCCGGTTTCGTCACGGACTGGCTTTTTAACCTGGCGGATGAGTACAAGATGGGCGTTCTATTCACAATACACGGAAACAGAAACGACTCGACAGGAAAAGGTAAAGGGTGGTTAGGTGCCCGCATGCAGCAGCGCTCCGCAACCTTTATGAGGCTCAAGTCAGATGAGAGCGATCCCAGTGTTAAGATTCTGACTACAGACTTTGAAAATAAAAAAGTAAGGCTCGGCAGAGACACTGAGCTTGAGACGGCGTTGAAATGGTGTGATGACTTGCATATGTTTCGTTGCATACAGTGGGATAGTAACCGATCGTTGTCCAGGGATGAGATTCTGCACTTCATTTTTGCCGCTACTGAGTATAAAGGGATCGGCTACAAGACATTAACCGAACAATATAGCGAGAAGGCCCAGAGAGCAGAGCCTACAGCAAAGAAACATATCAAGTCAGCCGTTACAGCCGGAACGCTCAGGAAGGTTGACAAACTCTATTTTTGGAACGGACAAACCGGAGATACTTTTTAGCCGGTATCGTTGAAACGGTATCCCCTCCTATATATATATAGGAGGGAGGGGATACCTTTACTGCGCGACACTATACAAATACTAAAGTGATACCAAGCGATAGAGGGGAAAGACAGCATAATGATACTATTGATACTAAAACGATCAAAAACGCCGTGATACTAAAACGATACTACTACAATGTATCAGAAGGAGAAGGATGAACGAAAATAAAATATATTTTATCCAACAAGCTGTAACTAATTGCATAAAAATAGGAATATCTATAAACCCACAGAATAGACTGAACAGCCTGTCAACGGGATCACCTTACCCCCTCTCAATGCTCTTGTCTTTTCCAGGTAATGAAGAACAAGAGCGATTACTACACCATAGATTCTCCAGCCTACGTCTTAGCGGGGAGTGGTTTAGTGCAGGGGATGACTTAATTAAATACATAGAAGAGCATCATAGCTTTGACGGTAACTGGAATTCCCAAGGAAAATGTTTTACCGTAAAACAAGCGGCTATTTATCTCGATGTGACTTGTCGTACTATACGCAGGCAACTACATGCTGGATCTTATCCAAACCACTACAGAAGAGGGAAACAAAATCAAATTTTTATACCTGAAAAAGATCTTGTTTCTTTCAAAAATAGTGTCTCTATCAATGTTTCACCTATAAAGATCGCGCCAAAAATGATTGAGAAAAAAACTTCCGTTTGGTTTTGGGGGGCATTAAAGATTACACATTACTACGAAGAAAAGGAGGGTGAAATAGATGGATAAATATACACCCATATGGTGCCATTGGGAAAAGTGGCCACTTTTTCGTGAAATTAATTACAAGAGTGGATATGCATTTAGCCGAATAAATAAACTTGACAGTAGGGTCGGCCTAAGCTACTCTATAGAAAAAAAGGGGGAGAGAGTATGAGTAACAAAAAATGCCTACAGGGGGCTTGCGAAGTGTGTGGGGTGATAGGGGAAATTGTTGCGAGCCAAAATGTGCAGCTGCGATGTTGCAAAATCCATTATCAACGCATCAGTGCTCTCCTGGGGTCTTATAGAGAGTCTGAATACATGGGCACGTGTGCAGATTGCGGTAAGCGCGATCTGGTTTCAACGAACAGGCTTCATGCTGGCAAGGTTTGCCGCTCATGCCTGGTATCAGGATATATAGATAGGAACACAGTGTCTTATGGGCCTGGGCATAAGATCCCTGTTCCGGAATACATGAAGGATGGGGAAAAAGACACCGATCCTCTATTCTGGGATAGTGCCGACATAATGCCGTATTTCCTCGAGAAATACGGCTTAGAAGAGAGTCGCACAGAGAAAAAATACCTTGACTTACAGGGGATTACGATCAATAATTTCTGGAAACGATAAGGGGTAGAACGATGAAACCAAAAGACCAAGGTGTAGTATATTGCTGTGACATCCGGATGCCTGGGCAGGGCCTAAAGAAAGCCCCGATCAGTGTGCAAGCCTGGGGCTTACAGGGAGAGGGGGCTTTTCCTCAACTTGATATTGAAATCACTTCGGGATTGGATGGAGAAAATATAGCGGCATATACTGACCGCGATTTTATTTTACGCTCTATTCCTGAGTTTCTTCGTGATGCCTGGCGTATTAAGCTACCCAATGCATTGAAGCATTCCCATGTTGTTGAAATTACAACCATCAGCAACGGTTATCTTTATTTTGGGGTTGACGAATATCTTTGTGGTTATGGTGTTAGCTCCAGGTCCCCTATTATAGAAACGTCGAAAGAGGTATATGTCAATGCCGAGCGAAGTTTAAAATTTGATCTGCAAGTAACATATATGTCTCCAGGTGATGCAGTGTCGTTTTCTCCCATATCAGATCCAAACGCTAATATGCACTTGTTCTTTTTTGTGGAGGCCCACCAGAAGAATTAGAATAGCCCCACACAGAAACAACCCTTGACTTACAGGGTATTCCGATAAAAACTTAAACAATTGGAGGTATTTATGCAACCGGTAGGATTATACTATAGTGATGGAACAGTGAAACTCTTTGATGATATTCAATCTCCAAGAGAAACAATCACACCCGCCCCTCTTTCATTTCAGATCTGGGGGCCGCTGGACGAAGACGGGGAACAGCGTTTTAGCAAAGGGATTCAGGTCGTTAAAGACTTGGATATAGGGCGAAATCAAGTTATATATACAGACAGAATATTTACTTTGAAAGCCCTTCCTGACCTGTTGAGGAATGCCTGGAGGGTAGTACTGCCCAACGATCTCAAGCTTTCTCCTTCAAACCCTATGATCATGATCAAAACAATGCTGCAAGGATGTCTATATGTTGCCGTAGATGAGTACTTGTCGATCGAAAAGTTGGAACGGTTGGAGCCGACAGATTACGAGATATATGTTAGGGCTGATCGTACACTCATCTATAATCTTTACAGGGTGCCTCTGCATAAGGGGGAATCGATTCAATTTCCGCCGATTGCGGACATTAATGCTAATATGCACTTGTTCTTCTTCGTGGAGGAACGGACCTATGGCTAACGATGAATGCTACACACCATTATGGTATATGGATCTTGTTCGCAAGGTGCTGGGCACAATTCAGCTTGATCCGGCCTCATGTTATGAGGCTAACAAATTAGTTCAAGCTAAGAAAATCTATACCAAGGCTGATAAAGGTCAGTTTGCCCCTTGGGACAGGGAACGGATCTTCTGTAACCCTCCATACAGCCAGCCTGAAGCTACGGAGTTTGCGGATCGTGCGGTGGTGGAATATTTAGTGGATACTAATAAAGAAATCATTTTCCTGCAAAACTCACAGACCGGTTCCGACTGGTATCAAAGGCTGCTCGCTACATGTTCAAACTTATGTCATCACAATAAGCGCATATCTTTTTATGGCCCGCAACTTTCGGGAAAAGATAGTAATAGAAACGATAGCACCACATTTTATTTTGGCCGCTTTCCGGAGACATTTAGGGCGGTTTTTGAGGAACACGGCACAATACTCTACACGCAGGGCGATGTTATTCGGAAAGTTTCTTCATCTATGATGGTTCAAAACCGTCTGCTATTGGAACAGAATAAACGCCTTTCTGCCCGGATTGAAGAATTGAGTCAATTGAAATTAATATAGTTCTATGGAGGGATCATGAGGATATCGGATATTATTGAACAGGTGCATCAAAATGCAATTGATCATGGGTGGTGGGAATCGGAAAGGAATATTCCAGAGGTTCTGTGTCTCATTCATGCCGAGGTTTCTGAGGCTTTGGAGGCGTATCGTGTCGGCGATAATGAGAATTTCAAAGAAGAACTTGCTGATATTGCGATCCGGCTATTCGATGCTTGCGGGGCCTGGAACGTTGACCTTGAAGCTGAGATCGAAAAGAAACACCAGCGTAACATTGATCGTCCATATCGCCACGGCGGAAAAAAAGCATAAATTCGCTTGACAAAAGGCGAATAAGACGGGATACTTAATGTGAAAGCTGGCATGATGAACACATGTTGGTGCTTTTGCATAGCAGGGCATCAGCAACACAGGGGGGTTTTGGTTGGCTCCTTTATCCCCCTCTCATTTAACACAAGACACAAGGTGCATTATGGGTCCATACGAAATAAGAACAAGGTTTGAGG